GGCTGACGATGCATATAATGCAGTCGCGGCAGGATTGAAAGGATTACAAAAGACAGGGCTATCTAGAGCACGCAAATCAAAGCCAGGTGGTGCTGATTATGGCGGTGATAGCAGCGGTCGCACAGACAAAGCACCAAGTGCAGAAGAAATGGGGGTTGCGTTTGATTCCTTCCAAAACTTCGCCAATTCGATTGGAGAAAATCTTAAGACGTACAAGGCAACAGTTGTCACCAGATATCCACAGCAAATCAGATTTAGTGAAAAGTTCATTAATCAATTGGCTGAAGAATTCTTTAATCACAATATGATCTCCGAAGATCAAGGATTTATTCGAAATCTAGAAGAAAAAATGGTTAAAGCGCTTCGAATGCATGTTTACGAGTTTGCTCGACAATATAAAGAAGCACAATAAAAATTAATTAAGGGGAGCCCAAAGCTCCCCTTTTTTATTGCTTAGTAATTGCCAAATACAGAATCTCTATTGTCTGTATATGGTTTAATGGTCTCTGAAATCGCCTCGACGCTACCATCATATACCTTCGCCGGCACTGGCGACGCAGGATTAGTGCTGCCCGATAATCTGCCGAATATTTCTTCGTCAGAAACATCTGGGTTTTCGGCTTCAGGTGGTGCACCCGGTTCATATGCATATTCAAATCTATTCGCCTCGAGAAACCAACCATAATGTCTGCCGAGGAAATCACCAGCAGCATTCTTACGATCGTAACGCTGTGTGACTTCAAATACTTCGGCGGTTCTTTGGCCCTTACGACCACACCCCGTATTAACTACTACAAACACATCTCCTGTTTTTGGTTCATCATTAGGGAAGTATGTATCCCAAACATCAAATGGAATGGCGACGCTCACTTCCGCCGATGTCTTTATACCGAACTTGCTCAATACATTACTGTTCTTGGTTATTTCGACATACGCTCTGAAGGTAGTATCGTCACCAAATCCAGCCATCAAATCCTCCCCGAACAGAGTGTTCATTTGTTCTAGTTCAAGTTTATAAGGATAATACCGAATCATCACACCATATAGGTTTATGATATCTTTCAACCAACTGCCATATGTCAATTGATCATTGGTTGGTTGGGATGCACACGATGGAATATACGAATAAGGAGTGTCTGAATCGTTTGGATTAAATGAAAAGGGCTCGTCTTGAGGATTGAAAGTAAAGGCCATCGGTAAATATATTTATCACAGAATGCGCGACTATACTTACAATTTTGAAATAGAGGATTTGATTGTTCAATTTATTGACGCATTTAATGACGTTATTATTAAGCGCTATAATAAAGACAGAGTCGCACAAGATCATATACATGCCAATTTTGTATATTCTCCCAAAAAGAGAATGATCTATGACATTTTAAACAAAAATCCAAATCCAGTGAATATGCCGACAATTGCGGTGTATATTAAAAGCATTTCGAGAGATTCGACAAGGGTTGAAAATAAAATAGATAAAAGTTTTTACGTTAACGATTCGGGTACATACAAACAAAGAAGGCAACCAGTACCTGTGAATGTTCAGATGGGGATGTCTGTAATCACAAAGAGCACTCAAGACATGCTTCAATTGATGAGTAACTGGGTTCCGTATACAGATCCATATATCTACATCGATGTTGTAGACCCAAGTACAAAACAAACATTAAGAACAAAGGTTACATGGACCGGAGAAATCTCGATTAACCAAGAACTGGACGTTCCAGACAATTCAACATTTCGGACTGGATTCGACACTTCATTTACAATTGAGGGCTATTTATTTAAAGCACCTATAGGAGATGAAGGGCATATTTGTAAGGTGGTTACAAATATGATATCTGTTACATCGATGAACAATTGCTTCCTCGATATCCAATCATTTGAAAAATCAATCAACGCGACAGAAGACAACAAGATTACATTCTCTATTAAGGGTGTACCTAAACTTAGATGCTTGTCACCATTTGCAATGAACCTTGGGTTAACCAAGTATAATTTCCAAATCACAGGACAAAACTTAGACTTTACATCAAATCTATACATAAGTGCAACACCGGGGATGTTCCCCACATCTGCATACAATTATTACAATCTATTTCCAGATACTAGTGCAACCTCTGCAATTAACGTATGCTCTGAGAACCCGTCAGTAACAACGTCAATTACATCAAGCGAATGCCCACCGTTCTACGCAATTCCTATATCAGCATATACGATCAATTCAGTAGGCAATACAATTGATTTTACACTGCCGTATATACCAGACACAGAAGGCATATTCGATATAATAGCAACATCGAAATGTGGTTGCTCTAGGCTATCCATTGATAGCGTTCTTGAAACGTATAATCCATATCCATCAGGCACAAATGATTATGAAAATTATATCCCATATCAACCACCATATGCACAAACAGAATATGGTGGTGCTGTAATCTTTAATGTCAATTGCGACGATTTAGCAGGAAGAGTAATTGCATTGGAGGCACTAACTGCGGGGTACACATCTACTCAAAACACAGTAACAGCAAACAGTGCGAATTGGAATGCAACATATAGTATAATATCAGCAAATAGTGCTAGTTGGAATAATGCATATGCATTGTCATTAGCAAATTCGGCTACATTGATACAGATATCCGCATATACCTTAACAAGCACAAATACACCAAATGCAGCATTAGCCCAGCTTAGTGCAGATGTAATTTCTCTATCCGCGTCTCTCGGTGCCTTAGAATATCATCATTATAATTCCACATATAGCGTTCTTGGTGATTTTATAACATACGAATATAGCACAGCCAATGTCAGCAGAGGCGATACAGTTAAGCTCGCAAACGGTCGTATATTTTTATTAACAACCAGTAGTGGTACACTGTCTGCAGATTATCTTGAGATAAATCCATATCCAATACAACCAATATACATCACAAATATATCAAATTATGGCACTGTAAATGCGTTTAATCTGTCATCATTCAATACAGCCAAATATACAATGCAAGTAGATGACCTCGCACTGAGCGCATCACAATACTCAGAACTCGTAGTTATAGCATCAAACACAGATTCATCAATATTAGAGTATGCATTAACTTACACATCAGGATCTCCGTTAGTTGAATATGGCGTTTACTCCAACGGAGTGACAGTGACATTGTCAGCATATTCAGCATCAGGATCGATGACGAATAAAACATTCAAAGGAACACGCACTAATTTCTTTAAGAGATGACACTATTTTTAACACGAAGAGTTTCTGCGCTAGAGGCGCTGACTGCGGCATATACTAGCACACAGACTGTAGTATATACCAATAGTGCATCGTGGCAAAATTCGTTCACAATATTATCAAGCAATAGTGCATCATGGTTGCTCACTGACCAAATAAACGCTTCTATTGGATCCTTTATAACTTCGATCACCGCAGTATCAGCAAGCATTCTCAATCTATCCTTATTAGTGTCAAGCATAAGTGCTGATATCACCGATACGCCCTTTGATAATTTTAACTCCAATTATAATACTCTTACTGGTTTCATAACATATGAATTAGGTTCTGTGAATATTCATAAGGGGGATACGGTGTATCTCAAAAATGGTAAAATATTCATGTTCGCCACTGGCAATGGTGCATCAGTAAACGACTATATCAATATAAACGACAATGTAGCTGATGTCATTTATGCCAAAAATTTAAGTGCAGGGGATGTATTAGATGCATTTGCACTATCGTCTATCGGTGCTATAAAATATGAAATCGAAGTTAAAGACTTGTCTACCAACGATTTATATTTTTCATCACTAATTGTGCATCCATCAAATACTGCTGTCGATTTAATTGAATATTCGATTGTGTATACATCAACTCCATTTATTTCATATGATGCTGTTATTTCATCCGCCGCAGTCATATTAAAAGCATCAACCACACAGAATGTTCTTTCGACAAAAGAATTTAAAGGCATTAGACTAAAACATTATGTATAATGATCCGGTATGTATAAGTAGCTTTTAATAAAAAAATGGCTGGATATGACAAAGCATTTATCGTAAGAAACTATTTTAACGCGCTGAGCGGGGCGTTCTTTGGAAATACAATATCTGGTGTTTCTATTAGCACGTCGGGTAAAATATTATCAGCGGGCGTTGATTTGTCACTGATATTTGCATCACAAAATAACACAGCAAGTTGGAATGCTGCGTACACTACACTAACAGCCAATAGTGCTAGTTGGAATAATACTACGGTTACAGTTATAGCCAATAGTGCTAGTTGGAATGCTGCTTACACTACATTAACAGTAAACAGTGGAAATTGGAATAACACTACAAATGTTGTTAATGCAAATAGTGCCAGCTGGAATTCTACTACCAGCACCGTGAATGCGAATAGCTCCAACTGGAACACTTCGTATACAATACTGACAGCAAATAGTGCCAGCTGGAATTCTACAACCAGCACAGTGAATACTAATAGTGCCAACTGGGGATCTTCGTATACAATACTGACATCAAATAGTGCCAGTTGGAATAACACTACAAATGTTGTTAATGCAAATAGTGCCAGCTGGAATTCTACTACCAGCACAGTGAATACTAATAGTGCCAACTGGGACACTTCGTATACTACCATAACAGCAAACAGCGCATCATGGGGATCTGGCAGTGGCAACACATCCGTCAACGCCGCAGTTACGTCTAATAGTGCTAATTGGAATACTTCATATACTACTCTGACTGCAAACAGTGCCAATTGGAATTCTACATATGCTACAGTAACAGCCAATAGTGCCTCATGGGGATCTGGCAGTGGTAATGCTGCAGTTAACGCGGCAGTAACGACGAACAGTGCTAATTGGAATACTTCATATACTACTCTGACTGCAAACAGCTCATCGTGGTTCCCAGCAGGAACAGGAACAGAAATTCAATTTAAAAATGGAAATGTTTTTGGAGCAGTATCAGGTTCATCCGTATTAGGCACTTCTATAACAGCAATTGGTGGTTTGACTTTGCAAACGACAGTAACTGCAGTCTATGGTACATTTATTACTCTACGGACACTAACACCGGCAACGTCGGCTGTTCAATATACATCACCAGCATTAAGATTTACAACGACTGGGTGGAATACTACCGTTTCGGGTGTTTCTGCAGTTTCGGCGAGCAGACCAGTGGACGCAGAGCTTTTTCTGCAGAGTAACTCGGCCCCAGGCGAACCTGACTCAACTGCTATTTTCCGTTTTCGTACAAATTCAGGCGCGTGGACCAACCTACTATCTATCAGACACAGCACAACCAATGGGCATTTGATAAATATCGGTGGCGTGCAGATATCGCAAAATAACGGCAGCACCTTTGTAAACACTTTGGATGTCGGGGGCAACATATTACACAATGCAAACGGTCTCACAATTAGAAACGACTATGCGTTAAGATGGTCGTCGACGACCCAAGTGCATGGGGCGGCAGATCTATTCTTACGCCGCAGATCAGCGCATAATTTATGCTTAGGAACTACCGATACGTCTGCCATAAACCCTCAAACAATTTCGGTCCAATCTGTTGCAGCAGGAACGACTAACAGTCCAGGTTCAGCATTTACTATTGACGGTTCGCAAGGAACCGGGACGGGTGCTGGAGGTGACATCATTTTCCGGGTAGCACCTGGGGGGGTTTCCTCTGCTGCTCAAAACCCTTTAACAGAAGTTTTTAGAATCAAAGCAGGCACTAGCGGACCCCCACAAATAGCTTTCTACGGGACTAATCCTAACGGGTTTTTCTACACGCCAGGAGCTACTATACTAGCTTACCGTGGTTCGCAGTTTAGAATTGAAGGATCAAACGCGATAGATTCTACTGCACTCTTTGTAATGGGAAATACTGCCCGTGTTCAAATGCGGCCTAGATCCCTGGACAACTTGTGCCTTGGTCCAGTGGATGCCGCATCTCCGTTTCCGCAAACAATTTCCACACAAAGTGCAACAAGTTCTGCAAATGCCGCAGGCTCATTATTCTCAATTGATGGTTCTCAAAGCACTGGAAATGCACTAGGAGGAGATATCAGATTCCGTACCACAAATGCAAGCACTGTTCCAAGTAATAGTGCTACACAAAATGTATTGAATGAAGTATTCCGTATCAAATCCACAGGGGCGATTAATCTTAACCCTTTAGCCGTTGAACCATCTCTTCCTTCGTCGGGAGATGTGTATTTTGATTCTGCTCAAACTACTTTAAAGTTCTATGACGGATTTGCATGGATAGATCTTAAGAGTGCTAATACAATATTAATTGCGAACAGTGCCAATTGGAATTCTACATATGCTACAGTAACAGCCAATAGTGCCTCATGGGGATCAGGCCGCGGCAATGCAGCAGTCAATGCAGCAGTGACAGCGAATAGTGCTAATTGGAATACTTCATATACTACTCTGACTGCAAACAGTGCTAATTGGAATTCGACATATGCTACAGTAACGGCAAACAGCGCATCGTGGGGATCTGGCAGTGGTAATGCTGCAGTTGATGCTGTAGTTATTGCGAATAGTGCTAATTGGAATACTTCATATACAACATTAACAGCCAATAGTGCTAACTGGAATTCTACGTATGCTACAGTAACTGCGAATAGCGGAAATTATATTTTAAATGGAGGCAATGACACAAATTCTTCATTGACACTAGGAACTAATTCAAATTTCGATTTAGATTTTAAAACAAATAACGTAACTGGAATGAAGTTTTCTAGGTTTGGTCAATTAGGAATTGGAACAACTACTCCGGTTGGAAAATTACATATTAATGATACCATTCACGCAGGATCGAGTGGATTATCTGATCCTGCATTAAATATCACTCAAACATGGAATACTTCTGGAACACCAGTGTCATTTAGTTTAAATGTTACAGATTTATCAAGTAATGCAAACTCTTCTTTACTTAACTTATCAATAGGTGGCGCATCTCTTTTTAGAATTGCAAAATCTGGAAATATAATTATTCCCGCAAATGCTAGATTAACAGATAATACAAATAGTTTTGTAGTGAGAGACACTACGAGATCTAGTGCCGCAGTGCTGTCTTCTATGCAAGGCATGAAATTTATATATGGAAGTAGTCTACAGCATGTGGCAGAATTTATTAATAATGGTTGGCTCAACCTTCCTACTAGATTAGTTATAACTAATCCTAATGCTGGGGCGGATTTGATTTCAGGTCCGCGTTGGACATTAGCAGGAAATGGAGGCTCTGGTGAATTCGTCGTATTTGACCAAAGTGGCAATCCAGGTCATTTATGTCTTGGAAATAACAATAAACTGATGTGGGACGCAAATAATGCATTTGGTGTTAGAAATGGAACGAATGCACAAACATTTTCAATTTACAGAACATTTACAAATTCTACAACATATGAAAGATTAGTGTTCAAATCTTCCGCAGGTAATAATATCATTGGAGCAGAAACTTCTCCGGGAAGCGCAACTTGGAGAAATATTGAATTTCAAACTCTGACCGCAACGAGAATGTCTATTAAAACTAATGGTTCAGTTAATTTCGCAGGTATATCAACCGATCCGACTGTAAATTCCGCAGGAGATGTTTATTATAATTCAACTTTTAATTCATTAAAATTATTCGATGGTACTGCTTTTGTTCCAGTAAACACGACTAGAACAATTGCAACTTTTACCGCATTGGAAAATCATCCAGTTTCTGCAAATTTCGCAACATTGAATACACGAAATTTTGATAACGTAGGAGTTCTACAATTTGCAGCAGGAAGTCCAATCAGAGAAGCAAGATTTATTAGTGTAATTCCTGATAATGCAGTTTTAGCAAATGGATTACTAATTAGAACGCAATTCTCTACAATTACCGCAACATCTGGTTCATGCCGTTGGGGAGCGCAAATTAAAAAATTATCATCAACTTCATATGCAGCATCTGCGGGAATAGATGTAACTGTTTCTGGAACTGCTAATCAAACAACTATGACAGGAACAATCACATTGCCATCAATTGATAGTTTAGCTCCGGGAGATGCATATGCATTAAGAATATTCAGAGAAAGCAGTAATGTTGCTGATACATTAGTAGATTCGGCTCAACTATTAACAGTAGAAGTTAGAACAAATATTTAATAAATTATTATGGCACTTTCATTTAATGGCGCAAATGCTTTGGTAAATATAATATCTCCCCGGTAGTATCGGTTCCGTTGACCATTGCTTGTTGGTTTCGACCTTTAGTATTCCAAGGGCAAGCAGTAACTTTTACTTCGGCTATTGGCGCGACACACGTTCTCCTCGGAATAAACACAAGTGGCCAATGTGTCACTTCTATGAGAGATGACAACTTCCAATCAGGAATTGCAACTACTGCAACAATTTCTGCAACACTTGGAAACTGGCAACATATTGCATGTGTTCATAACTCTATAAGTGCAAGAACCGCTTATTTAAATGGAGTTGCATCGCCCGTAGGTACGTTTGTTCTTGTCGGAACAGTACAACCTTTGTTTAGAACAGCAATAGGAGCTAGGAGAACTGGCGGACTTGATTCTTTTGCAAATGGCGATGTTGCGGAAGTCGGGGTCTGGAATACAGTTTTGACTGCTGAAGAAATCGCATCTCTGGCAAGAGGATTCAAACCATCCAAAATCTGTCCATCCTCTCTAGCTTTTTATACTCCTCTCATCCGTGCAAGACAAGATGTACGTAATAATCTTGTATTAACTGATTCAGGCACCGGATTGGTACAGGAAGTGACTCATCCGAGAATAATATAAATCACGAAGATTTAGACATTATAACTATAAATATAATTATGCCAATACCAATTCCAGAAATAATTCAAACTCCACTAATTCCAGCAAAAACATTTGATATTTTGTGGATTTACAATCTTGCAATTTTTTGCCCATCAACTACAAACGGAACAGTCAAAATTGCCTGTTTGCCTATGTCTTCTGCTACGGGTGAACTAGGATCGACTAATTTAATGCAAATGGTGCAAACCGACGACTTATTTTCTGCCGTGAGCGAAGTACCCGAAGTTGCCATTGCATTCCAAGCAGTTATTAACGCAGTAGCACCTCTTCAAGCATGGATCGATGCAAAAAATTCCCCACCAACTCCAGAGCCAACTCCAGAGCCAGTATAAGACTAATCGGGATTTTTAATATAGTATGCGCAATATAGATGGAAATATTGTATATGTCAAATAAATACAATTAATATGCCATCGACAATGCCGCAAAGTTGGACTCATCGTATCTTGGGTTCATTGCCATACACAGCTTCGAGAAAAGTAGAAGATACCAATCCTAAATACAAAGCGTTCGAAGCTGCGAGTGGTAGACGCGATGAAATTATTCGCAGACTATCCGTGTCTCGCAATTCGGTAAACAATCCGATGGGATATGATAATATGATGACCGATAAGGGTTATCATTCATTGATTTACGCACCTCTAGATGAGAATAAAATCAATCGCATTAATGAATATCGACGCATGTCGGATTATTCAGAGCTATCTGATTGTCTAGATATTATATGTGATGAAATTCTTAACGAAGATGAAAATGGCAAACTAATCAATTTAAGAATTGAAGCAGGCAAATATAATCAAACAGCAAGAAGCGAAATTACAAAAGAGTTTGAACATTATGTTTCTGTTTTTGGATTAAAAAATAAAGGGTGGGAATATTTCCGTCAATTCTTTATTGAAGGTGAACTATTCTTTGAAAACGTTATCTCTGACAAAAATCCAGAACTAGGCGTCTTAGGAGTTGTTAACGTTCCTACTGAATTAATAGAGCCAGTATATTTTAACGTTCAAAATGAGGATTTAAGCCATTTCATTTTAAGAAAGTATAATGAAACGACGGTGCATCCTGGGATCTTTAATAGAGTATCATTTACGAGTCAAACACCAACGACAGAAGAATTAGTACCAATGCAAAAACAGCAAGTGGTATACATTCATTCGGGTGTATGGGATAGAGACAGATTATTCAAAGTACCTTATCTTGAAAAATCAAAAAGAGCTTATTTGCAATTAAGCATGATCGAAGATGCTATCGTTATATATCGTCTTGTTCGTGCGCCAGAGCGTCTTAAATTTAAGATCTATACAGGTAATGCACCCCCCGCGCAAGCAGAACAAATTGTGCAACAAGCGATGAGAAAGTTCTGGGAAAAGAGAACACCAGGACAAGGTGGATTTAAGAATGTATATGACCCACAGTCAATGCTTGACAGTTATTGGTTTGCAAGATCATCTGGTGGCGAAGGTTCGGATGTTGAAACAGTTCCTGCTGGGCAAAATTTAGGCCAACTAGATGACTTAAACTACTTCGTCAAGAAGCTATATCGGTCGATGAAGATTCCTTTGAATAGAATGAATCCAGAAACGACCATGCGAGACGGCAAAGAAATTACCGCAGAAGAATTAAGCATGGCACAATTCATTATGCGCATTCAAAGGCAATTCGCGGAAGGGATTAAGCAAGGATTCATCACACATCTCAAATTGAGAGGATTGTGGAAATTATACAAGATTCGTGAATTTGATTTCCAACCAGAATTCAACGCGCCTCGAAACTTCAAGATGATGAGAGATCTGCAGTATCTCGAATTATTGTACAAGACATACGGTGATATTTCTGGTAATGCGAACATTTCGCCGACATTACTAATGATGGACGTCTTGAAATGGACACCAGAAAAGATTCTTGAAAATCGCGCACTGTTGCGTAAGGATAAAGCGTTTACATGGGAATTGGATCAAATTGGATCACAAGGACCTAGCTGGAGAGATGAAATGGCTGCAGCAAATGCATCAGCAGGGATTACGCCACCCGAATCACCTCCTAGTGGTGCCGGTGGTGGATCAGAGTTGCCCCCATCATTTAGCGCACCACCAGAAGAAGCACCGGCGCCTCCTGAAGAAACCCCAGCAGCACCGCCTGAAGAAACTCCAGCATAATTATGAGCCAAGTACCTTGCATTTCATCAGTTCTACCTACAGGATATCATGGTTCGACTTATCTTAATAGTAAGATCGAATCATATGCAAACCTGGCTTTACGCATTAAAAAGGCACTAGGCTATCCAGCGGTAACCGTAGAAGTAACAGATTCTCAATTAGCGGACTTTATAGATAGAGCCGTAGAGATGTATACTCGATATGCTGGGTACACAGAAGAGTATCTAGTATTTGATAGTAATTTATACATACCTGGAGTTGGTGTTAAATTAGATACACTTTTGACAGGCAATATGTGCCTGCAAGATACTAATTCAGATTATGAGATAAATGATATCGAAAGAGGATATTGCACATTTGCGGTAGTTACAGGCACTGCAGTCACTACTACATATCTTGGAAGTGCGGTATCATACGCACAAGCAGGAGCTACATCGACATCAGGTAATATTGTTACACTAACACCTCTATCTTCATGGAACTTTGCTGTATCTGATACTGATAGAGTTGTTGTTAGCTCAATATCGAGCTATACACCAAATACATTATATTCTAATGTTACTGGTTTGATTAGTGTATCAGGAGGAAATGTAACCATTTATTCGGGAAGTGCATACAATATACCATCTGGTTGTCCAACCCCACCACTTACAGCATTATGGGGATATGACGTAACCAAAGCATCACATATTACTATTAGTAATCTACCAACATGTGAATTGACAGAAAATACTATTGCCATCACATCAAATAACGGCAATTACATCACTGCACGCATATGCGATACAGAACTCAACTCAGAAGGATTTATTCCAGCAACGTTTAATTTCTTAAGTGCTAAACCATATCCGAATGCAATCTTTGGTACATTTGATCTTGTCAATAATAAGATCTTTAATATGTCATATCAAGCGGCAAGCTGCTGTCAGTATATGCCTACTAAATTGCCAGTTGCGGTGACATTCTATAGCACAAGCACTACGGAAGCTACAGGATTATCCTCTGTAACAACAACAGGAAGATATGATTATAGCTTGGAGGACTATCGCAAAATCACGAGTGTTGTAAGCTTCGAAGCAGGTAGCTTCACTAATACAAATATTCTATTCAATATTGACTATGCAATTGCTCAACGAGTATTTGGCCAGACTTCGCAATTTAGCCATATTCAACACACAGGATTTGATCTTATCTCTTATGAGATTTTAAGACAGTGGGTTGATTTGACTAATAGAGTATTAGCACGCAACGTCTATATCCGATTTGATCGCAAAACACAATTGCTAAAGCTTATTCCTGAACCATCACCAAATAGTAGATATTGTGCTGCTATTGGATGTTACATGGAGAAAAGAGTAGAAGATGTCATTGATGAAAAGTGGGTATTTGAATATGCTACAGCATTGACGAAAATAGCATTAGGATATATTAGAGGCAAATTCTCAGGCATTACATTATACGGCAGCGGCTCGCTTGTTGCTAATATCGGCGATCAGGGTGAAAAAGAAAAAGTCGCACTTGAAGAATTACTACTAAAAGGAGGCGAAGGTCCGACAATCGCCCCATTCTTTATCGGATAACTAACATAAATTAAATAAATATATATTATGCCAGGATTAAAATTATTGATTAATAAACCATTTGATATTCAATATCATCTTAAAGAATCGAACAAAGATTCCACCAGAGAAATGTATATTGAAGGGCCGTATCTTATGGCTGAACAAGAAAACAGAAATGGAAGAATTTACTCGGAACAGGAGATGGATGACGAGGTTCAAAGATATACAGAACAAATGATCAAGACAGGCAGAGCAATTGGTGAACTAAATCACCCAACATCTGCCGAGATTAATCCTGAAAGAGCTTGCCATAATATCGTATCATTTCGCCGTGATGGAAATATTTGGTACGGCAAGTCCAAAATTCTCACAGGGGTGCCTATGGGAGACTTGGTTAAAGGTCTTCTTTTGAATGGGGTTAAATTGGGAGTATCATCTAGAGCACTAGGAACTCTTGCGGAGACAGATGGCACCAAAGGAAATCGTGTTTCCAATTTTCATCTTATTTGTGTAGATGTAGTTAGCGACCCATCAGTGCATAGTGCATTCGTTGAAGGCGTATTAGAATCAAAAACATGGATGCTAGATTCTAATGGTGAGTGTAAAGAGTGTATGGACCTGATGTACAAACAACTTAATAAAAGTATTGCAACTCTACCAAAAAGAGACGCAAACTCATTTATTCAAGAACAAATTCAAAAATTTCTCACATCACTAAGACAGATGTAATGAAATTAGGGTAAGTATTTTTTAATTATGCAAATCGGTAAACACATCGATAATTTTAATGCTAGTTTGCTCGTCAAAAACTACGCACAAGCCGACAAATTCTTAAAGAAAATTGTCAAAGAAAAACTACGCATTAAATTTGATAATGAATATCGCAAAGTTGAGCGTTCGTTTTTCACTAAATAATTCCAATGAAAATATTAGAT